CAGATTGCACAGTACCTTGCCATGGGGAACAGCCGTGCTGAGATAGCGCAGATCATGGACATATCAGAGGCTGAGGTGGAAACTCTCTTGGCTGGGCGTGACATCAAATTTAATGATGACTTCTCTGATATCTTTCAGGACTACCAAGTTTGGAACGGTTACTTCGTAGAATTTTTGGTAGACACCGGGGTTCTCACTAGAGAGAAGGCCGACATATGGAAAGAGTCTGCCGACTACATCCCATTCTATCGCCAGCTTGATAGAGAGTATGGTGGCGAGGCTATGACCGGTGAGAATCCTATGTTCAAGGGATTAAGGGCAAGCGCACCTCCTCCCGAACTAAAGGGTAAGGGGATGATATGGTCGGTCATAGCAAAGGATGCGCAGGGCAACGAGACGATGCTGCCTACCACGTTCAGTCAATCTGAAAAGAATGTAGCTGAGGCATACGCGCAGAAATACAAAGATGAAACAGGGATGGACGTAAGCGTAGTTCGTAAAGGCATGCCGATTGGGGGCTTCCTAGATACCCTTACAGAAAATGCTTTGTCTGCTGTTCAAACGGGAATGATGAACGTCGCTATGCAACGGACAATGCGTAACCTTGTTCTTACAGATCCTCAGACAACCGTGAAGACAAAGCCGGGGACGCCGGGTTCAGTTACATTCCACGTTAAGGGTGAGCCGATAACGCTATACGTGGGTGATCGTGCGCTTTATTCATCCCTTGAGAACTACCTTGACAATCAACGGATTGATCCGTTCGTCAATTTCTTAGGGATGCCTGCTCGTTTCCTGAGAGAGATGATTACCCGATCACCTGACTTCATGGCGGCGAACATGCTAAGGGATTCGCTGTCTGCATGGGTAACAAGTGGTCGTGACACTAAGGCTTTAATAGGAACTATTGGTGGGTTCTCTCAAGCTCTGCGTGGTAGTACCTCTGCTGATGCACTGGCTGCGGCGGGCCTGATGACCGGGTTTGATTTTGGTGGAGACCCCACCAAGATGACTCAATTCATAGACAAAGAGTTGCTTAAATATAAGTACCCGTCAGCAGCGGGGCGGTTTGCACGCAATCCACTGAAGGCTTTGTGGGACGCAACAGGTACAGCTTCCCGTGCTTCGGATGCAGCCACTCGTATCGCTGTATATGAGAGGGTCCTTAAAGACACAGGCGATGAAGCGCAGGCTATCTTTGAGGCAGAGGAGGTTATTAACTTCTCAGCACGAGGTAGTTCAGCATTGATAAAGAACCTTGCGGTAGTGGTCCCGTTCTTGAACGCCCGTATCCAAGGCTTGGATGTTTTGTATCGTTCTTCCATGGGGAGCAAAGGGTTTGCGGCAAGGCCTGAGTCCGACATCGTAAAGAGAAGGTTTATGTTCAGAGCCATGTTGGTTGCTATGAGCAGCGCAGCGTACTGGGCCATGGTTCACGATGATGAGGAATACATAAATCAAAACCCAGAGATCAAAGATAACTACTGGATAATTCCGTCGGCGTGGATACCCGGTTATGACGGACCACCCCTCAAGTTCCCGATACCGTTTGAGGTAGGGTTTTTGTTCAAGACCATACCTGAAAGGGTCATGGCCTTGTACTTCGGCAAAGATGTGCCCCGTGATATTGCGCAGACATTGCGGCGGGGGTTGGTGAATACGTTTGAATTTAATCCAATCCCTCAGGCAGTGATGCCTCCGCTTGAAGCCATAGCCAATTACAGTTTCTTTACTGGGCGCGAGATTGAAGGACAGTATCTCAAGGGCCTTGAGCCGGGGTACCGTTATAACAGCCGCACTTCGGCGCTAGCTATAAAGTTGGGTGAGGACTTTAACTACTCTCCTGTGAAGATTGATCACATGATCAGAGGATACGGTGGCACGTTAGGCACAGTGGTTATCGACACAGTAGATCAAGTGATGAGAGAGACGGCAGCTAGTTTAGGAGAGCGTCCCTCCAAACAGCTTAGTGAATACCCATTCGTAAAAAGATTTTTAGCAAAGCCAGATGCACGAGGCCTTGTCACACAGTTTTACGAGTTGCGGAAGGCAGTCAATCAAGCCGTCAAGACATCTGATATGCTGGAGAAAGGTGATCTTACCTTAGAAGAAAGCGTGGAGTTTTCAGATAAGAGAGCAAGGTTGCTGGCAATAGAGGACGATGTAAAAGAAATATCTGGTGTACTTTCTAGCCTGCGAGATGAACGTAAGCGTGTCATGCAGTCAGACATAAGCCCAGAAGAAAAACGGGAAGAGATTGACAGGATCACAGCCATGGAGCTTATGGCTGTTGAGTCTATCCCGGAACTAAGGCAAGAGGCGTTTCAGTAGGAACGCTCCCCAACAATAGGAGATAGGTATGTTAAGTTTGCTCGGGTCCCTATTGGGATTTGGTACTTCTTTCCTGCCGAAGGTCATGGATTTCTTCCAAGACCGGTCAGATAAGAAGCATGAACTAGCGGTAATGGAAGTTCAAATACGTCAGCAGAAAGAACTGGCCGATCAAAAGCTGGAGATGGTCAATGTGGAAGCAGATGTACGAGAGATGGAGTCTCTCCACAAGTCTATGCAACCTACGGGCGTGGCGTTTATCGACGGTCTTCGTGGTTCTGTTCGTCCTGTTATCACTTACGCTTTCTTCGGGCTGTTCATTTTCGTCGAAGTATCCGCGTATCTCGCTCTCACTGCCCAAGGGGTATCTGGATTGGATGCGGCCAACGCTGTCTGGTCCGAAGAAACTTCAGCCCTGTTCGCTGCCGTCATCAGTTTCTGGTTCGGTGGACGTGCCATCTCTCGCGCTAGAAAATGAGGATCAATGCAAAAGGGATGCAGATAATAAAGCTCTTTGAGGGCTTCCGCTCTGAGCCGTATCTCTGCTCCGCGATGGTTCCCACCATTGGGTTTGGTTCTACTTGGTCCTTTGATGGCAGTCGTGTCACCCTATCTCACCCGTCAATTGATGAAGCAGAGGCCGAGGAGTTACTTCTACGAGAGGTCCGTAAGTGTGAGAGAGCAGTAGACCGACTGATCAAAGTTGAATTGAATCACAACGAACACTCTGCCCTCCAAAGTTTCGTATATAACTTGGGCAGCGGGCGGCTACAGTCTAGTACTTTAAGATCCCTCTTGAACAGGGGTGCTCCCAGAGAAAAAGTTGCAGACGAGTTTCCGAAGTGGCGAAGAGCCGGGGGTAAGATATTGCAGGGGCTGGTCAGAAGACGAGCAGCAGAGAGAGCTTTGTTCCTGTACGAAGGAGACTGATATGGAAGTGGATGCAAGGCTAGGCATACAGGCAGCAATTATGTTAGCCACAATCGCTGGCGGGTACGCGGTTGTTAAGGCTCAGTTACAGCGCGTTATCGCTGATCTGGTTGATCATATAAAGAAGTTTGAGAAACATAAGTCAACGTTTGATGCCCGACTTGATGACGCCGAGTCCCAACGAAGCGTGTTCGCTAGTCAGATATCTACGCTCATTGATATCAATAGTGTGTCTGCATTGGAGCGCCGCAATAGAGAGATCGCTACGCTACAAGCTGAGGTCAAAGTGTTGCAAGCTCAGATCCAGCACTTAAATGATATACACAACTCAAAGCATCCAGAGACAAATAAGTAGGAGACTCGCATGGACACAATACTAAAGTGGTGGGAGAACACCTTTGGTGGCAATAACGCAATATGGAATATAGACTATGGTAAAATTATTATCATTGCTTTGCTTGTGTATCATATTTTCTTTCAGTCCTAAGAATGCAGTCGCCACAGAAAAAGTGTTTGCTGGCTGGATACTTCATATGTTCATTAGTGGACAACTCAAGGAATACACCCCACGAGGTGGGATGACTGAGTGCTTGAAGGTCAAGCGAAAGATACTTCGTTCTCAAGGGACGGCGGTAGGCACACGTTGGGAGTGCGGTCAGGGGAAACTGGTTCTTCGTAAGTTTGATGCTGGCAATGACGGCGAGAAGTGGTTACCCGTTGAGCATCTTGGAAAGAAATAATGGCTGAGGAGACACCCAGAGGACGCAGGGGAAGCGATCAAATAAGGGTGAGTGATAGCTCTGCCATTAGTATGCCTATCCGTAATCTAATTAGTATTGTTGCGGCGGTTAGCGTGGGAGTGTGGGGATACTTTGGCGTTGTCGAGCGACTAAATAAATTGGAAACCTTTGAGCAGCTTATTGCTAAGGACTTAGAGACCGGGCTGAAAGAACTTCAAGCAGACATTGCAAAGAACAATGAGTTCCGTATCAAGTGGCCTCGTGGGGAACTGGGTCAGGCCTCTGCTGATCAGGAGCAGTACCTGTTAATAGAGCATCTGAGCGGTCAAGTAGAGACAATACAGGGTCGCATTGAGAAAGGCATGAGTAACGGCGTCAACATCAAGCGACTACAAGAAGATGTTAAGACGTTAAGAACTGATGTGGAGACATTAAAGGATAAGCAGCGTGGCCTGTTGAGCAACGGGACAGGAGGCTAGCATGGACCCCATTACAGTAGCAGCCGCCATTGCAGCCACCAAAACGCTGGTGAAATCAGCACGAGGAATCCAAGAGATTGCTCACGGCATTGACGGACTGTTCCATGCCAAAGAGGAGCATGAGAAAAATAAAGACCACGAAGCCGGTAGTTCAATCGGCAAAAAGAATAAGTCAATTCTTCAACGCCGCGCTAAGGATGACGGCTCCGAAACTTCTATGTCGGCTAGTGCCGCAGCCATCATCGAACAAAAGCAGTTGGATCAGCAGCTAGCGGACCTCAAGGCCGAAATTAATCGCAAGTGGCCGAGCGCCCCTAAAGAACCCACAACCTGGGATCTTATCTTAAAAGAAC